CTTGAGGATGTTCGTCTGCCGTTCGGCTTCCTTCACTGCGCTGACGTGTTCTGTGCGGCTTTCCCTTGTCGCTGTCTTCACTGAGCGACAGTTCACCGCTGACAGGGCAAGCAGCACGATGAGGACAGAGCTGGATAGCCTCGATAGCCCGCGAGAGGCGGTTGAGGGCACGGCGTGTCTTGTCGTTCTCGCCGCGGAGTTCTTCCATTTTCTCATAATTGATGCGGTTTTGTTTATGAAGCCCCACAAGTTCAGCACTGACCATGTCATACATCTGCTTGTAGGTGTCTTCCACTTTCTTCTTCTCTTCCACCGTTCTGAGGCGGCGGTTCGCAATCCAGGCAATGGCAGCACCGATACCGCCCGAAGGGATAGCCCATTGCAGGATTTGGAATATTGTCTCTGCCATTGTCGTTGGTTTTTATCGTTAAACTTGTCTGATGCCTATCGAGCGCAGCCAAGTTGGAACATCGAAACTCGGGCACGCCTTGCCGGGGTTCAGCTCATGATGTCCAACGATGCGAATCTGCGGGAACCGCGCGTGGAAGTCCTCCACATAGCGTTTCAACGCTTCGCGCTGCGCCTCGGTGCGCGTATCCTTCGGCTTCCCTGCTTTGTCGCAGCCACCCACATACACAATATGTCGGCTCACGCTGTTATAGCCTGCAGCACCGTTGGTCACCTCCCATGGATCAACATTAGCGTCCTCGTTGTTATTAACGAGTCGTTCCACGCGTCCGTCCAAGTGCACCATGTCTGTATAGCCTACCTGTTTCCAACCACGGCCTGCAGGAGGGGGCGCAGTGTGCCAGCGGCGTATTTCGTCCGCGCTCACCTCACGCCCCTCCGGGGTGGCCGTGCAGTGGATAACGAGATATTGTATTGACTTGCTCATTCAATTCTTACGATTAAGAAGCCTTGTATCCGCTCATCATCACTACGCCGGCATCAGCCAGCTTTGGCATGCAGAGGAAGTAGTGGCGGAAGTTGATCTTGTTGCGCTGATACTCAGGGTCGGTTGCTGCCTCGCTGTAGTACATCTTCGTCGAACCTGTCGCCTTGAAGACGCGCGGTGTGTAGAATGCGAACGAGCAGTTAAACTCGCCGGCCCCGGCAGCCACGCCCAAGTTCTTCTTCTTTCCTGCCTGCGTGTAGAGCGGTGTATTGGCATACTCATAGACATCGAAGCCGAAGAGCTTACCCACCTTACCTGTAGCGCGGTCAATATTATACTGCTCGCGGAAGGTCTGACTGACAAGTAATAGGTCATTCACGTGGTCAGAACAAAGTACTAAACGTCGGTTCTCTGCCGGCACGTGTAACTTATCCATCGCGGCTTTCAGTGCCACCAAGTCGGCCATCGTCAGCCGAAGGCGACCCGTTTCAGCATCGCGTTCGCCCGTGGTTTTTAGCACGGGAGTCTTAGCGGTGTTCTCCTGTGCACAGAGGGCATGAGCGGCTTTTGTAAACTTAGAATCGTTGATGGAATTGCCATGCGATTCCTTCACGCGAGCCATCTTATCATAGCTGGCCGCATAGAGCTCATCGTCGGTAATAGGTGTCACCTTGGTTTGGAACTTATCCAACTTCACAGCAATATCTTTGTCATTCAAGGCCTGCGAAGGTATCGGATAGGTCGTGTTGTTGATCAGGACATCAGGGTCTACGCCAACCTCTACAAGGTGTATCACGTCATTTTTGACGATTGTACTCTGATCAGGTACACCGTCAAGCCATGACCCTTCCAGCCCACCGCGCAGCGATTTTACCAACTCACCTGTCCATACTTCCGTAAAGACACCTGCACGCAGGGTATCCTTGGGCAGACATGCACCTATGGCAATGGCAATCACATTCAATGCCACCGCACCAATCCAAGGCGCAACGCCTACAGCTAAGGCTATCAAACTTCCGACAATCGCATTGACCAGCAATGCAATCATCAATTTCATAACTAATCTCTTCATGTTACTCATTTTTTTACTTTTACTTTCTTACTTTTATTTCTTTGCCTTTTCAAAGTTCGCATTTCATGCCGTACTCTGCTTCGTAGAGCTTCTTGTACTCATCCACGTTCTCGGCACGCAGCTTCACAAGTTCGTCAGCCGGTACTTCACTGAGTTTCGTGTAGGTCTTTTCACTATCTGATACAGGGGCACTTCCATGATGCCCAAGCATTGAAGACAGCTTCACCTGTGGCTTCATAGCCTGCAAGGTGTTTTCCAACTCCTCGGTACCGATCTTCTTGCCCAGCTCCACAAACTGCTCCTTATGCTGCGCGTCAAGACGCTTTTCAGCGATAGCAGTGTCAACCAACTGCGCAATACGCGCGTCGGTCAGCTTCTGTGCCTCCGCCTTTAAGGTGTCGTTTTCCTGCTGCACGGCCGTCAGCTGTGCCAGCTTCTCGTTAATCTCTTTCTCCGTTGCCGTTTCCGGCAGCCCCAACTGCAGGGCAATGACTTTCTGTTCCATGTCTTCTTGATTTTGATTGTTATTTTGATTGATAAGGGGGAGCCCGCAGGTTCCGTCCTTACTTAAAGTTATCCGCTTCCCGTCTTTTTCCAGTACGATTGCATCGTCATTGGCCCCCACATCGGCCACGCTCACCTCAAAGAGGCGACTCTTCGTGATTGTCGGGCGGGTCTGTCCTGGTACCAGTAAGGCAGGGTCTTCGCTGGTCTCAATAATCTCAAGCCCTGCACTGACCATTCGAAGGCTGCCGAACTCGAACTGCTTCTGACAGCGCTCACTCTGTTCTGAAGCGCAGTCGAACATCAGTTCTCCCGTTATCTCATCATTCTCCACCTTCGGGTCTTTCACGTAGCCCACCACATTGCCGCGCTCATGCATATATAAAAGTACGGGGTTTCGCTTGTACTGTTCCACATCAATGCCTGCTGTCAGTACGCGAAAGCCGTAGCAGTTCAGGCTTTCATTAGAAATTCTTACTCTTTTTCCCATTGCTTTGTAAAATTTGATGATGCAATATTAGCGTATAAATCTTTTGCCGCAAAATAATGGGGAACGCAGTTCAGTATATACTGAACGCAGTTCACACTTTCTTTTAAGTGTCAATATTTTAGACCAATTTTGCAGGCATAATTCAAACATTATTATAGCGAAATGACAAAAGAAACTGAAAAGAAAAAATCGCTCGCCCGGTCACTCTATCTCTCGGGAATGGAGCAGAATGAGATTGCCGAAAAGGTAGAAGTCTCGCGTATAACCATCTCAAGGTGGGTGAATAGCGAGGGGTGGAAGGAAGCGCGTGCCGCAAAGAATATCTCGCGTCCTGAATTAGTGAACAAACTCCTGCTCACCATTGATGGAATGATAGAGAATGTGAATAAATCGAATGATCCTACACTTGTCGGTTCATTAGCTGACAAGCTGTCCAAGCTCTCATCAACAATTGAGAAACTTGATAAGAAGGCAAATGTCATCGACGCTATAGAGGTGTTCATGGCTTTCAACCGGTGGATACAGGACCAAGCCTCCTACGACCCGGAGATTACCCCCGAACTCATCAAGGCGATTAACAAGTATCAGAATAAGTTCCTCATGGAGCGTATGCAGAACCCGTCTACATTATAATACACAACAAGTATGGCTACGATTGCAGAACTCAAACAGATGCAGCTGGAGTGGCAGGAACACTGCCGGCAGATACAGAGCATCACAGACACGAAGAGCCTCGTCCGCGAGACGGCCGTCGAGAAAGAGCGGCGTATCCGCAGACTGCAAAAGGACTATGCCGCCTTTTGCGAGTATTATTTCCCGCATTTCCTGCAACAGCGTGACAAAGTCACTGGTGAAGTCGTGCGCATCGTACACAATGCACCCTTTCACAATGCTGCTGCACTGAAGGTGAAGAACACGCCTAATTTAAAAGCGGTGTTTAAGTGGCCCAGAGGACACGCTAAGTCCACACATATGGACATTTTTACACCGTTGTGGCTGATGTTCCAGCCTAAACGCCTGATTGACTTCATGGTCGTTGTCGGCAAGTCCGAGGACAGCGCAAACCGCTTGTTAGGAGATATTCAGGCTGAACTCGGCTATAACAAGCGCATCATCGCCGATTTTGGAAAACAGATGTCTATGGGTGACTGGACAGAAGGGGAGTTCACGACTAAGGACGGAGTGCATTTCCTGGCGTGTGGACGCGGACAGTCACCGCGTGGTTTGAGAAAGCGTGAGTCACGACCCGACTACATCGTCATCGACGACCTCGATGATGATGAGCTTTGCCGTAACCCTCGTCGCGTGCGCGAAATGACAGATTGGGTGAAGGAAGCGCTTTTTGGTGCACTTGATGTGGGCCGAGGTCGATTCATTATGGTGGGCAACCTTATCTCAAAAACCTCGGTACTGGCTGACATCTGCAAGACTAAAGGCGTACATGTGTCAGAAGTGAAGGCCGTCGACAGCGAGGGCAACCCTACATGGCGCGAAAAATGGACGAAAGAGGAAGCACGGACTTATGCCGAATTCGTAGGCTACCGCGCATGGGAAAAGGAAATGATGCACAACCCCATCATCGAAGGTACGGTCTTCAAGCAGGAATGGATAAAATATGCCAAGCGCCCTGCATGGCGCGACTTTGACGAACTCGTGCTCTACATAGACCCGTCGTGGAAATCGAAGAAAACAAACGACACCAAGGCGGCAAAACTGTGGGGTAAGTATAAGTCACAGCTGTGGCACCTGCGGGCCTTTGTCAGGAAGGCATCCGTGGCAGAACTTGTCCGGTGGTGCTATGACCTCTACGAGTGGAGTCTTGAAAAGAATATCTCTATCCGCTTCATGATGGAGGCCAGCTTCATGCAGGACATCATCCTCGACGATTTCACGATAGAGGGCACCCAGCGCGGCTATCAGCTACCCATCACGGGAGATAAGCGCAAGAAGCCGGACAAATTCCAGCGCGTGGAAGCTATCAGCCCGCTATGGGAGCGTGGTTTTGTCTATTATGACATTTCGCAAAAGGATGACCCGGACATGCAGGCGGGCATTGCGCAGACGCTGGCATTCGAAAAGGGCATGAGCGGCAACGATGATGCCCCCGACGCAGACGAAGGTGCAATATGGCAGTTGCAGCGCACTGCGCGGCAGGAAAGTTTTCAACCACAATTCAGTAAAAGAAGAACATCAAAAAACAGTTGGTAAGATGAAAAAATTAATCAAAGACATCATTTTCGCTTGGAAGTTCAAGCGTGCGGTCAGGAAAGCGGACTATCTGCGTCACATTACGCACCGCAAGTATATGGTCATCGTGATCAAGGGAAGACTTGAAGTCATTTCCAAACAGGATATCAAAAAGTTCGTCGCAGGTGGAGTATTCAGAAAAGGAATGACCGCCGCCGACATCGAACGCAAATCATTATATATAACATTGTAGCTTATGTTTGTAACAGATGAAGACTATCGGGTAGTAATCGGCGAAGCCGCTTTAAAAGTTGTTTCGCAGACCTCAGCCGATATACGGGCAGGTGCCGAGCGCGAGGCCATGGAGGAGATAGCAGGCTATCTGCGCCCTGTATACGACACCGAGGCTGCATTCAAAGCCGAAGGTGATAACCGCAACCGGCTCATCGTGATGTATGCCTGCGACATCGCCCTGTATCACATGACGGCTGCCATGCCTCAGAAGATGGGCAGTGAGATACGCAAAGAACGCTATGAGCGGGCGATTAAATGGCTTGAGGGTGTACAGGCTGGAAAGATTATTCCCGCGCTTCCCGTGGCCACGGATGCCGCCACGGGCGAGCCCTCCGGGACGGGCGTAGTGTGGCACTCACAAAAGCCCCTCAGACACAACTGGTAATAACCCATTAAAGTAATTTCTATGAATATCAGAAATATTTTTTCCTCGCTTCGTGGCCGTGACAACGACCGCATACTCCGCACCCCTTACGGCACCTTCAACCTTGCCAAGGACGATGAAAAGGCGCGCGTGAAGCACGTCATCATGCAGCTGCAGCAGACCACCGACGCCCTCACACGCAAGGATATCGCCGATTGGCGCCGTGCATGGCAGGCAGCTATCAATATTGACAACCCCAACCGCAGTCCGCTCTACGACATCTACCGCGACACCGATGCCGACGGACATCTTTCAGGGTGTATCCGGCAGCGCGAGGGTTTTGTCATGGCAAAGTCGTTCAAGATTGTAGATGACAAAGGAGAGGACAAACCTGAACTGCTTGACTACTTCGACCACGCGTGGTTCAAGGATTTTTGTCAATATGTACTTGATTCTCGCTATTGGGGGCATTCGCTCATTGAGCTGGGCGATATCATCGGTGCGGGAACGGCTGCCATGACTTATGATTGCGTGAGGCTCATTCCCCGCAAGCACGTCATTCCCGAATACGGGCGCGTCATCATGCAGCTCGGACAGGACTGGCGTGCAGGCATAGACTACCATTCACCGGCTGTGGCCCCTTCACTCATTGAGGCGGGCAAGCCTTACGACCTCGGACTGCTCCTGAAAGCTACGCTGCACACGATACCGAAGAAAAACATGCTCGCGTTCTGGGATACGTTCGGGGAAATTTTCGGCATGCCCATGCGCATCGCAAAGACCTCTTCGCGCGACAAGAAGGAGATTGACAGACTCCACAGGATGCTCATTGATGCGGGTGCGTCACAGACGGCAGTGATGCCGCTTGATACTGAACTTGAGTTCGTCGAGTCCACGAAGGCCGATGCCTATCATGTGTATAACGAGCGCGTCAGCAGGGCCAACTCCGAAATTTCGAAGCTCATCATCGGGCAGACAATGACCATTGAGGACGGCTCGTCACTCTCGCAAAGTCAGACCCACCTGCAAGTGTTGCAGAACCTCGTCGAGGGCGATGCCGACATGCTGCGTGACGTCATCAACAACCAGCTGCTGCCGCGCATGGTGGCACATAAGTTCCCACTTGCGGGGTGCCGCTTTGACTGGAACGACGCCATTGACTACACGCCCGAGCAGCAGGTGGCCTATGAGTCGATGATTGCCGACCGCTATGATGTCGACCCGGCATATTTCGCCGAGAAATATGCCATGCCCGTGGGGGAAAGAAGGAACCCCACCCCGACCCTCCCCCAAGGGGAGGGAGAAGAAACGGGCGGTAAAAAGAAAATGTCGTGGGGTGGGGCTGTCCATTTTTTCGACTGAGCCCCACTGACTATGTGGGGCTGCACAGCCGTTACAAGGAGATATTAAACGATGAGCATGCCGTCGCCTGCCTTGCCGGGAACATCGATGAAAAACAGCAAGAGCGACTCCGCGCAGCGTTCAAGTCGATGATGAAAGGCCTTTTTAAGCAGAAGGGCGCATCACTCGATATAAACATCATCGCGTCAAAAGAGGCGCAGACTTTTGTTGAAACGCATGCCGACGTGTTGAATAGTGCTTTTGAGCAGACGAAGATGTCTTCCACCATGCGCGACAGCTTGGAGCATTCCACCTATATCTTCTCCGGACTCAAAACTTTTCACGAACTCAATGAGGCCTTTCCTTCCTTGGTCGATGAGCAGGGTAATAAAAAGCCGTTTGAACGCTTTTTGAATGACGTTCAAAAGGTGGACAAAACCTATAATGAACATTACCTGCGCGCAGAATACAACTTTACCCACGCCGCAGCAGATATGGCGGCCAAGTGGGAGGAGTTTGCCGAGGACGGTGACCGTTACAACCTGCAGTATCGAACTGTCGGTGATGATCATGTGCGCCCCGAGCACGCTGCCTTAAACGGCACGACGCTACCTTTCAGCGATGCATTTTGGGACAGCTACTATCCGCCGAACGGTTGGAACTGCCGTTGCACGGTGGTGCAGGTGCGCAAGACGAAATATCCCGAAACACCGCGCGAGGAAGCCTACAGGCGTGGAGCCGAGGCCTTGGTTAATGACACGCGCGGCATATTCCGCTTCAATCCAGGCAAGCAGGGCAAGGCCATGCCCGACTATAACCCCTACAGCATACGCCGTTGCAACGACTGCGACCTTGCCAAGGGGAAGACAAACCTTGCCTTTGTGCCCGAGAATGAACTTTGTGCTGCGTGCAGATTAGTAAGACAATGCTTTGGGGATAAGTCCAAGTCCGATCGAGCCATTGAACGCATACATTACTTGCATGAAATGGAACCGCTGCTTAAGGTGAAGCATGAAAAGCCGATAGAAGGTGGAACGATCAAGGTAGGTTTCTCTACCTACGGCAACAAACACATCTTCTCCGACACATTCGGCAGGTCAAAGGTACTGGAGAAAGAGGACTTAAAAGATTTAGGGAAGATTCTTGCAAACAGTACCTTTGTTGATACATCTGCACTGACACACCCACGCAAGGATAATATTCAGCAGTTCTATTATTACGAGGCAGAATTACATGGGAAAAAAGTCAGACTGAATGTGGCGAAAGAAGTAAGAATAAGAAAAAATGGGCACATAGTTACCGATTACTATCTCTATTCTGTAAATGATATAAAATAAATAAAGCACCGAGGGCGGCGGTTAGGACTCAAATGCCAGGGTGCCATTCCTTCAGTGCTTTATCTGCTGCAAATATAATCATTATTTCAATACAAACAATAAAACAGATAATATTTTTTCATATTTTATCAAAAAAAAAGCCTGTCGGTCTCCATGCCGGCAGGCTTTTTCCTGAATGATACGCTGCTTATAATACACCTTTTACGCCATACACCTCAATACTCTCAAGAATATCCTCGTGATTGTGGTTGGTGATAGTTTCTGTGAGACGCAGGCCGTGAAAGCTGTCACCCTCCACGCTGTCCATGGCCGCGCGGATTTGGGCAATTAAAGCCCAAGCAGCCTCCTGTCCGCCCTCCACCCAGTCCGTCACGACGTGTAGCCTTACGCTGCCTTCACCATGATAGCCGCCACCCACGTAGGGCTGCCACGTAATAGGACCGAATTCCACGAACACCGCTGGACGTTCCCAGCCCTCTTCTTGTTCGATAAACTCAACATTGTGGTTCCAAAGGTCGATGTGCTTAACATCTTCTGCCTTTTCAATCGCGGCCTTGATGGCTTCATACAATTCTTTTCTCATCGTTATTTTAGTTTAAATTCGTTGTTAAAATACTCGCTTAGTTTTTTCTCTATGATTTCGGTAACGGCCTTTTCCACTTCAGGCGAGGCACCAAGGAACTGCCGCCGGGGAATGTGTATCACGCTGCCAACGCGCATCAAGGCCATATACTTCCAAAACGCTGCCTCACTGCTCAACTGTCGGGTACGCTTGTCGCCTCGCAGTTCACCGTTTTTCTTTCGTCCGAAGCCACCCACAGCCGCATAATGTCGGGCCCAAAAGTAACGTCTCATGCGGGCCGTCACCTTTATCTCGCCACCCTCGTTGTGTATCTCTGCCGCAGGGTGGGTCGTATAGAACGTCACACCGTCTGCCGTCGCGCGAGCCATCACGCTGCTACGCAGTTTGCCCGTGTTGACCAATGTGGCGCGTCCGGGGCGCAGCGGACTCTTGCGCCGCTCCCATTTTTCTGAAAAGAAGCCCTGACGCTCGAAGTTCCTATCGAACTCGTCCTTCAGTTCCACCCGTATATCGTTCAATATCCGGGCGAACACTTGTTCTAAATCGTTGTTACTCATCGTCGAAATCAAACAACAAAAGTGGACGGGGAGAAGCAGGGCAGTCTTTTTTTACGCTTACATCATATTTCAGCATATAATAAAAGGTTCGCTCACTGATACCGTACTCGGGATAGATATATCTGCGCCAGATCTCTCTGTTCGAGAGACCCGACCTTGCCCATTGCTGATAAACTGCATTCACGTCCGCAACGCGTTTCAGATAGCTCACCCCACGACGGCGCTCATTGTCCACTTTCATTGTTTATAAAGATTGTTTTTGTTATTAATTCATTTAACCGCAAAAGCATGGCAGCCCATTTGCTGCCATGCCGTCATGTCTTACCATTATATCTCCGGGACTTACATCCTGCAGAAGCTCGGCTCTATCCGACGCCATACATTCGTCTCCGGATTGCGCTTTGAGAAGTAGTAGTTGACCGCGTTCTTCTGTACCACGTTTGCTTCTTTGAAAAGCCCCATGATTTCACTGTACTCGCTGTCGAACTTATCCTCTAATTCATAGAGTTTCGAAATGCTCTTGTAATCAAGATCACCAGACTTGTTGCGCTCTAAGAGCGTCATGGCCATTTGATACATGGGGTCATCGGCCCCTTTTTCGCTCTTCTTCATATAACGCTTGAGATAGTCAATAAGACGCTCGGCTGCAAGGTCGGCACGCTCGTCAAAGCCCTTAACCTTGTTACTTGCTATCTCCAGACGGAAGTCGCCGTCAGTGATGGTGTAGCTGCGCTGGTCGCTCTTGCGCAGTTGCCCATAATCACGCATCACACCCACAAAGCCTTCAACCTCACCCTGCAGCCAGTCATGAAAACTTTGCACGTCAGCAGCTACTGTCTGCAGGCGTTCCTCCACGCCATGCAGCAATTCTGCACGCAGACTCTCGTAGGTTTCGCGACGCTGGATGCGACTTTGTTTCTCTTCGTTCTGTAACTCAGCGAGCAACTGTGCCCGTTCCTCCTTACTTAAATTTTTGATGTTTACAGTTGTTTCCATATTCTTTTGTAATTAAAAATTAATTTTCTATTGAATTGTTTACGGATAGCATAACAACGGTTCCCCTCGCCTCGGAGGAGCCTGGGGAGGCTTCCTTTTTCCGCTTTATTGTCCGCAGCTTCACGGCAAGCTCTTCGAGTTCATCTATACTGATGTGGCGGAAGGCTTTGCCGGCGATGCGTGCATCTTCACAGAAAGCATTCACGCGGTTCCAATCGGTCGTATCGATGCCGAGCTGCTGCATCAGCTTCAGGCATACGCTGCGTTTCCGTCTGAGCTGTCTCCGGATGCCCTCCACGAACTCGTCATAGCCTGCTACCTGCTCCATATCGCGACACATCTTGTTATATTCCTGCTGTGTAGTCTCTCGTAGGTGTGTTGTTCTGCCGTTCGTATATTGCTCCACAAGCGTTTCCTTATCAGCGCCGGGCATTTTCTTGAGCAGGGTGTAAAAGCGTGCGTAGTTAAATCCTTTTTCCATTGTTCTTGTTTTAAGAATTATACACTCGTTTATATTCACCATTCAAAACAAATACGGGCTCACCTACACCCATGACCCATACGCCGCCTTCAGTTCTCCCGCCTTCAGGAGCAGTTAGTACTTCATGTATGCTACCCGGAGTCAGGTTTTCGAAAAACTTACCGAAGGCTTTGCATTCCGTGATTTGAATTTTTTCTTTCTTTTCCATTTTCCTTATCCTTTTGAAGTTTGATTATGATTCTCCCTGTCTTCTGCTTAAGAGGAGGTTATTTTTGAATGTAATACACTTGCAAAGGTTTGCTGTTTCGCTTAATAATGAGACGTGTCTCTCCGTCTTCGGTTAGCAGGTCGGCAGCCACCTCGCTCCTCACCATGATATCCCGGCGCGTGTAGAGGCTACGAATGAAAGCATCTACAAAGTCCTGCAACGCCAGCCAGTCTTCAGGTGTGTCTTCTATACCACGAATGGCGTAGTGCTGACTTATTTCCAACTGCAACCGCAACAGCCACTCAGGTTTATCGTTCGGTGTCATCGAATAGTGTCTTAATTGTCCCATTTTTGTTTTACTTTTTATGCTTTGTCCAATTATCATTTAAGTAGGTTGGGGTTGTCATGAATGTTTCCAACAATCTCCATCCTTTCATTATCAGGAACTCCATCTATCACAGTTGGGTACAAGCGGTGTCCATTCCAGTTGAAACACCAACCGCTTATACGGATAGGATTGCCGTCAGGCACAAAATCGGATAGTGGCCTTAATATTCTATCTTCACTTGCCCATTCTACTACAAAATATCGTATAGTACCATCAGGCGCTATGAATTTAAGAATATCCCACTCAAATATTTTCCTTTTGTACTTATCTTTTAACCCTGTGTATTGACCGATAGTGTCTGGAAACACAGTATAGAGAAGACGTGCCTCTTCCCAAAATTTTGGCACACAAACACAGATACAAGGCACATTAGTTGGCGCAGTTAGTCCATAGTTGAACAAATGTCCGTAAAGCCATTTACCTGTGCCGATAGACTTTCCTCTAAATATTATTTCTCTGTTCATAGTTATCTTTTTTATCGTTTTACTTCCTTAATTATTTTCCCGCTTTCCACTCAATCGTCACCACTGCATCAAGCCGTCCGCTGCCTTTACACACAGGACATTCCTGCTTGTAACGTTCACGATAGCAGTTTTCCTGCCAGTGGTAGCCGTTGCCTTGGCAATAGATGCACACGTGCCCACGGCTCAAAAAGCGCTCTCCCATGCGCCCTCCTGGGCTCATCAGCCCAGGGGCAATTTCTATTGTTCGTTTTTCCTT